AACCGCGCCAACCAGAAGCGCCCTGATGTCAACGCCATCATGTCCGCTGCCAGCCAGGCAGCCAAGGGCGGAGCATCCGGCACCATGCTGACAGGCCCGCAAGGCGCTGGTGCTGACGCCGGATCGCTCGGCAAGACCAGCCTCCTGGGAGGTTAAGATGTCCCAGTTCCCATCCGACGCACAATCGAATCCCAAGACCCCGACGCGCGACAAGCTCTTCACCAGGTGGGGCATGTTGAAGTCCGAACGTGCGACCTGGTGGGCTCACTGGCAGGAGATCACCCAGTACTTGCTGCCCCGTTCGGGGCGTTACTTCGTCCAGGATCGCGACAAAGGCTGGCGCCGTCACAACAACATATACGACAACACGGGCACCCGAGCCCTTCGCGTTCTTGGCGCCGGGATGATGGCCGGAGCAACCTCCCCTGCCCGGCCATGGTTCCGGTTAAGCACAGGCGATCCGAATCTCAACCAGTACCAGCCGGTCAAGGTCTGGCTCAACGATGTTACCCAGCTGATGCAGACCGTCTTCCAGCGCTCCAACACCTACCGCTCCCTGCACCAGATGTATGAGGAGCTCGGTGCTTTTGGTACGTCCGCCTCTATTCTTCTCCCTGACTACAATAATGTGATCCACCACTACACGCTGACCTGCGGTGAGTATGCCATCGCTACCGACTGGCAGGGCCAGGTGTGCACCCTGTACCGCGAGTTTGAGCGGCCGGTGTCTGAAGTGGTCAAGCAGTTCGGCTACAAGAATTGCTCGACGACTGTCCAGAACATGTACGACCGCGGCAGTCTGGACCAGTGGATCCGGATCATCCATGCCATCGAGCCGCGGGCGGACCGCGACACCCGCAAGAAGGACGCCAAGAACATGCCGTGGATGTCTGCCTACTTTGAGGTGGGCGGCAACCCGAACAAGTACCTGCGCGAATCGGGCTTCGAGCTCTTCCCTGGCCTGGTTCCCCGCTGGGCCGTGTCCGGTGGCGACATCTACGGAAACTCCCCTGGCATGGAGGCGCTGGGAGACGTCAAGCAATTACAGCACGAGCAGCTCCGCAAGGCGCAGGGCATTGACTACAAGGCCCGTCCGCCCCTGCAGGTGCCGACCTCGCTCAAGAACCGCGAAGTGGACATGATGCCAGGCGGCGTCACCTACTTCGACCCGTCCGCTCCGCAGGCCGGCATCAAGACTCTTTACGAGGTCAACCTGGATCTCAGCCATCTGCTCCAGGACATCATGGACGTACGAGACCGGATCAACAGATCGTTTTATGCGGACCTTTTCCTCATGCTGGCAAATGCGACTGATACGCGCATGACTGCAACGGAGGTGGCCGAGCGCCACGAGGAAAAGCTCCTGATGCTGGGTCCAGTCCTTGAACGGCTGCACAACGAGCTGCTCAATCCGCTCATCGAGACCACCTTCCATTACATGGTTAAGGCGGGCATTCTGCCCCCACCGCCGGAAGAGATGAAGGGAGTGGAAATCAATGTCGAATTCGTCTCCATGCTCGCGCAGGCCCAGAGGGCCGTCGGAGCTAACAGTGTGGATCGTTTCGTGGGTAACCTTGGTGCTGTTGCTCAGTATAAGCCTGACGTACTCGACAAGTTCGATTCGGACAAGTGGGCTGAAGCGTACAGCGACATGCTCGGAGTGGATCCGAATCTTATCGTCGCAGACGACAAGGTAGCGATCATCCGCCAACAGCGGGCCGAGGCGCAAGCCCAGGCGCAGCAATCAGCCCTGGCCGAGCAGCAATCGAAGACTGCAAAGAACCTGGCGCAATCCCCGATGGGGGGCGACAGCAACGCGCTCGAAGGCATTTTATCCCAATTCAGCGGTTACACCTAAGAGGAGATTGACATGAGCTACATCGGCGATCCCGTCGATTATCCTGACCGTAACGGAAGCGGTGTAAATAACAGTACCCATGAGAATAAACACTAAGAGTATAAACCAAGCATGAACAGCACCTATGATCCACTCGACCTCAAAGGCCAGACCGACGCCCTGGATGACAAAGACACCAAGGCGCGGCTGGTCCGTGAGGTGGAGGAATCTGATTTGAAATGGTTGATGAGCAGTAAGCGGGGCCGCCGGATCATCTGGCGCCTCCTGTCGCAGGCTGGTGTGTTTCAGCCCGTGTTCCATCCGACGGCAATGGTAATGTCGTTCCAGGAAGGCAAGAGGAATTACGGACTGCAAACCTTACAGGCTGTCAATACATACTGCCCCGACCTATACCCTACGATGGTGAAGGAGAATGCACATGGAAGAGAATCTGATGGAGCAAGCCACCCAACCCAATGAAGGCGAGCAGACATCGACTGAGCCCGAGCAGCAGGGATCCACTGACCAGGCTCAAGAGCAGCAGCAGGACCAGCAAGAGCAGGAAGAGGTAAAAGCACCCGAAGGCGCCCCGGAGAAGTATGAGCTGAAGGCACCGGAGGGCGAAGAGTTTGACAGCTCTTTTTTGAAGACATACGAAGAGACGGCCCGGGAGCTCAACCTGACAAACGAGGCCGCCCAGAAGATGATCGACAAGCTCTCCCCGGTCCTGCAGCAGCAGACCGTGGAACGGATCGAAGCGATCCGCAGCGAGTGGGCTGAGGCCAGCAAGTCCGACAAGGAATTCGGTGGGGCGAAGCTCAACGAAAACCTGGCGGTGGCCAAGACGGCTCTCGATAAATTTGGCACCCCGGAGCTCAAGCAGTTGATCAATGACTCGGGGATTGGAAATCACCCAGAACTCATCCGGTTCTTTTACCGGGCAGGCAAGGCCATCACGCCTGACGACTTTGTCGGCGGGCACCAGGAAGGCAAGGCCGCCCCTAAAAACTTCAACGAATACGCATCAGCACTTTATTCCAACTAACAAGGAGAAAGAAACATGGCAACTACAGCACTTACCGCAACGAACCTGACCCTGGCCGATTGGGCCAAGCGCGTTGATCCCGATGGCCGTGTACCCATCGTGGCCGAATTGCTTTCACAGTCCAACGAAGTACTCGAGGACTGCGTGTTCAAGGAAGGCAACCTGCCTACCGGCGAGCGCGTCGTCATCCGTACGGGTCTGCCGGAAGTTTACTACCGCGCACTCAACCAAGGTATCCCTTCAAGCAAGTCAACGACTGCCCAGGTAGACGAAGGCTGCGCGATCCTCGAGGCACGTTCCGAAGTGGACAAAGACCTCGCAATGCTCAACGGCAACACGGCTCAATTCCGTCTTTCCGAAGACACCGCTTTCTTGGAGGCGATGAACCAGGAGATGGCATCCTGCCTGTTCTACGGCGATCCGGGCACAGACCCCAAGAAGTTCCTGGGCCTTGCAGCACGTTACAGCGACAAGTCCGCAGGCGGCAACAAGCAGAACATCATCGACGCTGGCGGCACAACCACCGGCGGATCTTCCGTCAACACTTCTGTCTACCTGGTAATCTGGGGCGACAACACTGTCTACTGCCCGTTCCCTAAAGGCTCCAAAGCAGGCCTCATCCATGAGGACCTCGGCGAGCAGACTGTTTACAACAGCGACGGGACACGCCTCCAGGCGTTGGCTACCCGTTACCAGTGGAAGAACGGCCTGGTCGTAAAAGACTGGCGCTATGTTGTCCGTATCGCCAACATCGACACGACTCATCTGGTCGCACAGAGCGACACCCAGGCAGCCAGCGCTTCCACTGCGCTGATCAAGCTGATGGCCCGCGCTCTTTACCGCATCCCTAACATGGCCATGGGCCGCGCGGCATTCTACATGAACCGCACCGTCCACTCCGGCCTTGCTATCGCTGCCCTTGACAAGAGCCAGTACGTCCTCAAGATCAACGAAGGCCTGAGCCAGTTCGGCACACCGTACAGCTGGCTGTCATTCCTCGGAGTACCACTCCGCCGTGTTGACTCACTGCTGAACACCGAGGCTGCAATTTAATCATAGGGGGCGGTCCGCCGCCCCTTCACCCTTTACTTAATTTCGAGAGGAGAAACAAACCATGATCACCGATAAGAACCTGCGCGTCAGCGAAGATCAAGTCCTGACACTCAACGCCACTTCGGCGCTGTCCACTTATTCCATCAACCTGTCCCACGACACCGACACCACTGGCGTAACCGGCAAGGGCGGCGGCGTCCGTGACCTTGGCGAAGGCAAAGAGCTGTTCTTCAACTTCGCAATCACCACCGCTGTGGCATCCGCTGCTACCAGCGTGACCTTCGAGATCGTTGCTGCCGACAACGCAGCCCTGACCACCAACCTGGTTGTCCTGGCTTCCACCGGCGCAGTTGGCTACGCAAGCCTCACTGCTGGCGCCAACATCGTCCTTCCTGTCCCGCCGAAGATCGGTTCCACGGGAAAGGCTTACATCGGCGCACGTTACACCACCGCTGGCGACAACAGCGCTGGCACGGGCAAGGTAACTACCGACATCGTTGAAGCTATCCAGGATGGTAAGAAGTTCTACACCTCCGGCTTCAGCGTGAAGTAACGGGAGGACGACATGCCGAAATTTAGAGCTCTTCAGAAAGCCTTCGTCTTCGGGCGCCTTATATCCGAAGGCGAAGTATTAGAGCTGGCTGATGCGGATCCGGGGTACTTGTTTGAGTTGGTAGAAGACGAGGACCTGGGAGACGAGCCGGCTGAAGCATCCGCTCCCAAGCGCAGCCGCAAAAAGGAGTAGGCAGTCAGATTTACCACATGGGGGGCGTAGGTTATACTGCGCCCCCTTTTTTCTAGGAGGACAGCATGGCAAGCGACGTACAAATATGCAATATCGCCCTGGCTCACCTGGGTGATACCGCCACGGTAGCAAGCATCAACCCGCCCGAGGGATCCGCCCAGGCCGAGCATTGCGCCCGGTTCTACCCGATAGCGCGGGATACACTGCTTGAGATGCACGGCTGGGGATTCGCAACCCGCCGGGCGCCGCTTGCGCTGTTGACCGCCACAATGAATCAATGGAAGTATGTCTATGCGATGCCCGCAAACGTCATCAACGTCATCTCGGTGATCCCGCCCGATGCGGTGAATGACTACTCGGCCCCATCGTATTCGTTTGATACCTATGGCTACCATGAGCCCCAGGTCAATCCTGCGGCCGCCTATTATACCCCGCAGCCTTACAGCATCGAGACGCTCTCCACGGGCGCCCAGGTGATATGCACCGACCAGGTAAACGCGCTCCTGCGCTACACGGCCTCCGTGACCGACACCACCAAGTTCTCGCCGCTCTTTACCTCTTCGCTCGCGTGGCTGCTTGCATCAATGCTGGCCGGCCCGCTCATCAAGGGTGACGTGGGCGCCGCCGAGGGCAAGCGCTGCTACCAGATGTTCCAGGCCCACTTCGTTGAGGCCACCCAGTCCGACGCCGTGCAGCGCAGCATTCACCCTCAGCAAATCGTGCCCTGGATGTCCGGGAGGTAGACCGTGGCCAATGTGAAAACACTCCAGCGCTCCTTTGCCGGCGGCGAAGTCTCACCCGAGATGTTCGGCCGCATCGATGACGTCAAGTACCAGTCGGGCACTTCCCTGCTCCGCAACTTCCTGGTCAAGCCCACCGGTCCTATCGAGAACCGTCCGGGCACCCGGCTTGTCCGCGAGGTCAAGGATTCCACCAAGGCCGTGCGACTGATCCCGTTCACGTTCAACACCACCGACACCGTGGTGCTGGAGTTCGGGGAGGAATATATCCGCTTCCACCATAACGGCGCTACCATCCTGGGTGAGGATGACGAGCCCTATGAGGTCGAGACGCCCTACCAGGCAGCCGATCTATTCAATATCCATCACGTCCAGTCCGCCGACGTCCTGACCCTGGTGCATCCGAGCTACCCGCCTTCCGAGCTGCGCCGCTATGGCGTGACAAACTGGGACCTGGCTGAGATCAGCTTCGCCCCTACTGTCCAGGCGCCCTTGAGCGTGACCGCCACCCCGACCTGCGAGACCGCCAAGTACGACTACTACTATGTGGTCACCTCCATCGGTGTCGACGGGATCAGCGAGTCTTCCCAGTCTGACGTGGCCACCTGCCGGGGAAACGTCTTCGAGACCGGAGGCTACAACACAATCCAATGGTCGGCCTCTACGGGCGCGACCCGCTATTATGTCTACAAGCAGCAGGGCGGCGTGTACGGCTACATCGGCAACACGACCAGCCTCTCCATGGTGGATGACAACATCGCCCCGGATCTCTCCCAGACCCCGCCCACTTACGACATCGCGTTCCGTACCAATGGCATCTCCTCGGTTCCGGTGACGGATGGCGGAAGCAGCTACGGCTCTACCTACTCCGGCGGCAACATCACTACAGTTACCATCCAGAATGGCGGCTCAGGCTATACCGATAACACCACTTACAGCCTGACCGACCCTACCGGCAGTGGGGCTGTATTGAGCATCACCCGAGACGGCTCAGGCATCATTACGGAAATAGGCGTCACAAGCGGCGGCTCGAATTACACCGCCCCGACCTTGACCATCAGCGACCCCGGCGTCGGTGGGGAAACGCCTGTGCCTGGCGGTACGGGATTCATTCTCGGCACGATCAACGTCCATCCGCGCACCAATGCGGTCGTCCTGACTGTAACCGATGACACCGGCACCGGCGCTGTATTGTCTCCTGTCATAAGCGATGGCGAGATCATTGCGATTAACGTGGTGGATCCGGGCCAGGACTATACCGACCCGACCATAACGATAACCGCGGCTGCCGGCGGATCCGGAGCCGTCTTCGGGGCTGCCGATCTCACCGGGGCGGATTATCCTGGCGCGGTCAGTTACTACGAGCAGCGTCGCGCATTTGCCGGCACGGTTCGCCAACCCCAGAACATCTGGATGACCCGGGCGGGCACCGAGTCGAACATGAGCTACTCCCTGCCGATCCGCGACGATGACCGCATTGCAGTCCGTGTTGCCGCTAGGGAAGCCAATACCATACGACACATCGTACCTCTCAGCCAGCTCATGCTCCTGACCTCGGCTGCCGAGTGGCGCGTAACGTCTGTCAACTCGGATGCCATCACGCCGACCTCAATTAGCGTCAAGCCCCAGAGCTACATCGGGGCATCGAACGTCCAGCCGGTCATCGTGAACAACAACATGATCTACTGCGCGGCCCGCGGCGGCCACGTTCGGGAGTGCTCCTACAACTGGCAGGCCAACGGCTTCATCACGGGCGATCTCTCCATCCGGGCGACTCACCTGTTCGATTCGCACGAGATCCTGGACCTGACCTACGCCAAGGCCCCGCAGCCAACCCTGTGGTTCATCTCGGATACCGGCAAGCTCCTGGGTCTCACCTATGTGCCCGAGCAGCAGATCGGCGCCTGGCACCAGCACGGCACCACAAACGGCTCTTTTGAGAGCTGCGCCGTGGTGGCCGAGGACGGCGAGGACGTTCTCTATGTGGTGGTCCGTCGCACCTTCGGCGAGGAGAGCTATCGGTTTGTCGAGCGCATGGCCTCACGGCAGTTTGTCGACCAGGCCGATGCCTACTTTGTCGATTGCGGTGCTACCTACGACGGCGAGCCCTCTGACGAGATCAGCGGTCTTGATTGGCTCGAGGGCCAGACCGTCAACATCCTGGCCGACGGGGCCGTGCAGTCGCCTCGTGTCGTAACGGACGGGGCCATCACCCTGGACGTCGAGGCCAGCAAAGTACAGATCGGGCTGCCTATCCAGTCCGACATCCGGACCCTGCCGCTTGCCCTGCAGGTCGACGGCAGCTACGGCCAGGGCCGCATGAAGAACATCAACAAGGCCTGGCTGCGCGTGTTCCGCTCTTCGGGCATCTTTATCGGGCCCGATGAGAATCACCTGGTGGAGGCCAAGCAGCGCACCACCGAGCCCTACGGCACCGCACCGTCCCTCGTCTCCGAGGAGATCCAGATCATGCTTACGCCGGCCTGGGCTTCCGATGGCCAGGTGTTCGTGCGGCAGGAAGATCCGCTCCCGCTCACCGTTGTTGCTCTTACCCTTGAAGTCTCTGTCGGAGGCTAACATGTTCGGAGGTTCACCATGGCTTTGACACCCTACTC